GTAGGCGTGTGTGCTAAAAAACTGCCTTGATTGCGTGATCCCTTGCGACTGTTACATGACGTGCATGAACTGACCAGATTATCATAAGCAATCGGATCACCCCCTGCAATGATTGGAATGACGTGATCGACTGTAGTAGCTGGTTGCATACAGTAGAAGCATGTCCATTGATCTCGTTGCAGCACCTCTAAGCGCCTTGCCTTATAGGCACGCGTACCACGAGGATCCCCTCGCTTTGTACTCATTGCCATCCTCTAGTCTTTAGATGATGCAATGCAGCACAGTAGTTAGGCTCATCATACTGAGTCCATCCATACCTATAGCCTACATAGTGGTAGTACATCCAGAACTGCTTAATACTATTAGCATGCTTAAGGCTATCTACCTTCATCTGATAGAGCCCATATGTCTGCTTAATGCCGCCTATATTACCTATAGCCTTATAGTTCCAAGTACTCTCACGAAAGACTATCTCATGATGGCATAGCTCTTGCTTATCAGTTAATTGTTCTTTGGCTAATTGTTTAGCCCATTTAACGTTTCTATTGGCATCTATTGATCCCTGAGATACAGGAGCTATGCTCATGAATAGAGCTGTCCCAATAACGATGGCGACCACTCGCGCTCTGCCCTTACGGGCGCGTGCTGAGCCCCTGAAGGGCTCTCGCCTGAGAGTACCAGACGTGTCAAGTGGATGAATCATATTAAATCCCCTCAATATGGACATTTAGATCTGTGTGAATTGGATCACATATAGTTTTTAGAGCGTGATAAGCCTGCTGAGGTACCACCCCATTACCTAGTATCTTGTATTGCTGCGCTTTAGATACATCAACATCCGTTACCCATCCATTCGGTAAACCCATCATGTATTCAATGAATTTAAGACTTACTTTACCTTGATCCAGTTCCGCCGGCGCTTCTTGCAAGTGCATGTCAGCGAATGAAGTAAATCCGCGCCCCAATTCCTGCACTTGCCCGTCGTATGTCCAGCTTGTGTATGAGGGGTAGGCAACAATAAAGAGTCTTCTGCGATGGTGGGGTGCACCAACTTCTGCAGCTCGTACAATCTCCCATCTTGCATCATACCCGATACTGGCAAGGTCACTGAGGACTTGGTCGAAGCCGAGCGAGAGATGGCCTTTAACGTTCTCCATGACCACCCATCTAGGTCTAATTGTGCGAATGGCGTCTTTGATATACGGCCAGATATGTCTTGAATCATCTTCACCCTTTCTTTGTCCTGCTACCGAGAAGGGTTGACAGGGATAACCAGCGGTAAGTATGTCCACTTTAGGAACGTCTTCCCACTTAATCGCTTTGATGTCTTTGTAATTGATGTAGCCAAATCTTTCTTCAATTACCTTTGACGCGTGTTTATCATATTCCGCGCACCATATTGTCTCGGCGTTGAAGTAAGCCTCAACTGCTATATCCAGACCTCCGTAGCCGGTGCATAGACTCCCAATTTTCATCGATTGTCCGTCGAATAGAATCCAGAACCCTTAAACGATACCCCTACCGATGAGTAAACCTTATGCATAGATGAATGACAGAATGGGCATTCCAGATCATGAGGTTCATTGATACTCATCCATTGCTCGATTCTTGCATTAGATTCGCATTGCTCATTATCACACTCGAACTCATAAGTCGGCATCTGGATCAACCTCACACGTCTTACATGTAGGCGTGAACGCCCAAGCGCCGCACATCTTGCAACGCATAGGCTCTAGTGTATCTCGATCACCCTTGAAATCCCCGTAACCTGACTTCAGCAATAGATCGACCAGATCACCAAGCCGCATAAAGGCTAGATAATCCTGAGGATTAGCTTCTCCTTGACCATTTAAGCGGCACACCACGATGGGCAAGTCATTGGACTTGCTAGCTCTTTTAGTAACCTGATCGATCCACGCCTTAGGCTGGAACGCCGATCTAGCCTTAACCTCCATGTCGAACGGGACATGAGTTATATCTTTTCCAGCCCCTCGACCGATATCCGCGTGAGCCCACCATTCCGAAAGGTAACGGGCTACGACTCTCTCGGTAGAGAATCCTCGGTATTTACGGCTTTGTGAGGCCATTAACCGCATGACACTTTCTGCATGACCACGCCTTATTAGTCAAGTTCACTTTGATCTCTGATACTGGAATTGCCTCATTACATAAGCAACACCTAGTCATCATCGTGAACTCTTCTAAGATAGCCTGGACTTCTTTAGATCGTGCAATCTCATCATCTGTAGGAAATGACTCCCATTCCCCGTCTTGATTCATAAACTGTAGTTTTCCCATTAGACTCTCGCCTTCTGGCGTTGCCATGTACCATCTGGGGCAATCTCATACCAAATGGGATCTTTACATTGATCGATCCGCGTTGATGTGCATTTGAAATGACCCCAAGGTTTACCAGCCTTACTAGTGCCAGTTTTCCACATCATTTCGCCATGATGGCATTGTGGAATATCCTTCTCTGTCTGGCCTCCAATGATCTCTTTCACCATCGATACAGCTTCCCCCATTGTGGGCGGCATAGTCGCTGCTTTGGTAGTCCATGGATCGTCCTCCTTTACTACTGGAATGTATTCGCCAGATGTACTAGCCATCTTAACCTTTACTTCATCGATGCTAGCCTTTACTTCATGCGACTTATTAACTTTGACCATTTCTTCTCGTGACGCTCGCTTTCCCTTTGTTGCATATCCTGCGTTAGCAAGCGCTCGACCGATAGCACTAGTCTCACAATTCTCCAGCGCGCTTGTCGCATTGACACCTCGACCTTGAATCGTTTCCTCTGCAAGTCCTGTAGTCCATGGACGAATGTCCGCCTCTGTACGATATACAGAAGCCTCAACAATAAAACGGCCGGGACTTTGATCAAGTAATTTTGTGTGAATTTGTCCATCTGGGTGATCCTTCCAAAACTTAACTAGACGCTCTTCTACTGTCTCATAATCTTCTAAATTAAACATATAGCTCATTCTCCTCTGTGTGTAGTTGCCCTGCTATTGCCATATATGCTGCAGCGTCGATGTATGTATCGACTTTTGCTGACTCCATACTTCGAGCGAGCTTGACCAATGCCATACATGACGCCACTTGATAATCAGTAACAGGCATTTGGAGGAATGCAGACCAGAGGCATGCGGTTCGGGACATATTGTCTGACGGGTGTCCGTAGTCCATTCCACGATCTTGAATAACTGCTTTTGCTTCGTTGAGGAAATCATTCGCTTTCACACTCTCACCTTATCCTTGGCTTCGTAGTAATCTCTGACCGCTTTACGGCCTTTCAGATAACCTACACGAATACCTATCGACCGGCCAAAGTGGAACCATAACGCCGAGATAGTAATAAGAGCTATAACGTCCTGAGTAACTGTATCGAACATTGTTAAGCCTTTCTGTGGATGCCCTTCATCCGTGGCTTAACTGTCTCACGCCCTAAGGGGGAAAATCTAGATATTAAGATAACGAAATGGTAACGATTCTGCCTGGTCTATATGATCGTCAATGTCTCGATTAAGCTCGTTATCGAGATCGTCCATATCGCTTCCCAGCGACTACGAAGGTTCCATCCTTCTCAAAGTAGATTAAATCGACCTGAACGTTCTTACCATCGACGTACATGATGGCGAATGCCTGTTGCCAGTTAGCCGATCCCTTTGTATAACCTGCCTTAGAAAAGTCCATTAAGTTGCCAACCTCTACACCATGCAGAATGCGCCCTATACGGCCTCCAGAGGCCTCTGAGAAGGACGATCTCCCTGCCCTGTGAGTATGCCCTGAGATGACGCTCTTCCCGTGCCTACGAGCCGCCTCAAGGGCTGAGAGCCCTCCCTGTGACTTGATAGGGGTATGATCGCCATGAACTGCAATCCAGCCCGGCGCGATATTGTATGGCTTCTTATGAAAGGTAATCCCTAGCTCATCGAATCTCATGAACTTCTCAAACCTAAGTTCTGGCAATGATAGGAATGAGGGAATCTTCCTCATGATCTGATTGTAAAGGCGGTCTGTATGGTTAGACCGAATCGTCTGGGTTACCTGTAGATCGTAAAGTACTTGAACAGCCTCATCGCGATCGTCTCCAAGCGTCTGCTCATAGGCTTCGGGTGTGCCTTCTGACCATTTCGAGATGGTGTTGAAGT